GTTTTTTTCTATTTGTTTACTCATTTTACTTTCTCACTTTCTTTTTGTTTTATTAAACGTTGATTCGTTTAATATCTAGATATTAGTTTATAAATTAAAAAATGTCAATATATTATTCCATTATCTACCATAATAATTTATTAAACAAAAAGAGAATATGACTTGACGCCTGGATTTTTTTTCCAATAGTTATTATTACATTATTATTAAATAGTCTTTTTATTATCAATGATAATAAAACCCCGAACCCCGACCCGATTATCCCGACCCGAAAAAAAACCCGACCCCGTTAGGGGCCAGGTTTATAGAAAGTTAGAAAGTTTTTTTATTTATTTATTTTTTAAGAAATTTTTTACTTCTGATAATTCTTTAAACTCGGCAACACTTTCTAGTATATCTCCTTTATTAGTTACAGGTTTAACAACATAAACGGCTTTTTTATCATTGCCAAACATATCCGACCATTGATAAGTATGTTGTATTAAATAACTTGTTTTACTTTTTTCACTTTGTAAAACTCTGTAATTAATATCATTAAAAAATTTTTTATTCTCGGGTGAAAAATAACTCTTATTTTTTTCTTCTAATTGTTTCATATTCATAATGACTCCTTTATTTTATTATTGATTATAATGGTATTATATAGTAAAATATATTTTTAATCAAATCAAAAAGGAGTCATTATGAATATAAGAGAATTAAAAAAAGACGATGTGATTTTATCTAAACAACTAGGAGTCCCTATTAAAGGTAAACTTCTAGAGTCACCATTACAAGGAAAGGGAGTCAAAAAAACAATTCTTATTTTTGCTTATGGAGAAGATATAGGAATGTTTAACGAACATGGATCGATTTATATTACTGATATATTAAAAGTAAAAAGAGATAATAATTGGATTAATGTACAAGTTTAAATTTTTTCAATTAATAAGCCCCAGGAATCGATTCCTGGGGCTTTTTTTATTTTAGCGTCAACAACATTATTTTTTATTATCTATTCATTTATATTATATTTACTTTACTATTATAAATAAAACCCCGAACCCCGAACCCCGAACCCGAAAAGATCCCGACCCCCGACTCGATTAAAAAATAGTTTTATATATATGGTATTTTATGGTACAATATTATTTTAACAATGATAGGAGTCATTTATGAAAATACGTATAACTTTAAATAGTAAAAATAAGAAGCTCGGTAAAATGCCGACAACAACAACCGAACGAAAATCTTGCCCAGACTCTTGCCCATTAAAAAACGGCGATTGCTACGGCGAGAAGTATCACACTTCTATAGTGTGGGGTGAGACTGAAACGGGTTTTAATAAAAGATGGAAAAAAAATTTTTCCAATAGTTGGGATGATACTATAAAAGCAATTGCAAGCTTTCCTGAGTCCGTGGATATATGGCGACACAATCAAATCGGAGATCTACCCAACGACGGCGACGACAACGAGTCTATTGACGAAAAAAAATTAGATCAGTTAGTTGAAGCAAACAATAAACGTCGTGTAATTTGTTTTACTCACAAACATAGTCGAAAGCATCCAGATTTTAAAAATGGTAAAATTGATTATAAAAATATTGAGATTATAAAAAAAGCTAACGACAACGGATTCACAATGAATCTTTCGGCGAATGATTTAGAACACGCCGACGAATTAGCACAACACGGACTCCCCGTTGCCGTGGTAGTTGATAAACATACAACGGCGACTCCAGATGGACGACCCGTTGCAATGTGTTTAAACCAGACTAAAGGACTCACTTGTAAGCAATGCAAGTTATGCTCAGTTAATACCAGAAAAACAATTGTCGGATTTCTTAAACACTAAGAAATCTGGCTCACTAATTCCGGGCGGCAACATTAGCGGCCCGGGCCAGGCCCGGATATATACTGACTCCTAATCTAAAATATCCGGGCTTTGGATTAAATTATTATCCTGACCCCCGACCCCGAATATTGGCTCAAAAATTCCGACCCGATTTGATGTATGTTTTATTATGGTTTCTATTAATCCCGAAAAATCGTCCCCCGACCATAAACAAGGTATCCCCGAACCCGAATTCATTTGCCCCGACCCGATATTAACGAACCCGAGTCCTTTGGTCGCCAACTCCCGACCATATTCCCCCGAAAATAAATATAGGTGCGAGGTTGAGAGGGGGTTAACCAAGTAAAAACTTACACCTCCCGATTTAAAATACCCGTAATTCCAAGCAATTTGTTGAGCAGAGATAGAAACTCTGTTAGTTTTTGTTACTTTTAGTTCAATCCAAAACGGCAAATGATTTGCACATATATGCACATCTGGAACTCCACCACCTAAACGATTTTCAATTCTTGTTATGTGCCACTTGCTTGGGAGATTTTTTTTTACTCTGCTCCACAGAAGAGCCTCTGGTTTTTGTGTCATCTATTACCTCTGCATCTATAAATGCTTGTGGGTGTTTATTTCTTAATTCTTTTAATCTATTTTCAATTTCATTTCTATCCATTCCATCAATTGCATGATAGTGATTTGTTTCTCTTCTATCAGTAGTAAGACCCCCTAAAGAACTTCTAATTTTTTCTGCATTTATACTTGCAGTAAATTGACCCTCTTCTTCTGCTCTATCTCCTAGATCTTTAAATCTTTTTAATTGACCTAAAAGAGTAACACCATATTTCTTTTCTCTCTCTTCACGTAGTTCATTTATATATTCAGTAACATGAGGGAAAACAATTGGATCTAAAAGTTTATGTGCTTGAATTCTAGCAATTCCATTTTTATCAGAATATCCTGCCTTGCGAACACATTCTGCATTACTGTAAATTCCTTCTACAAAATATTTAGCAAACTCTTTTTGTCTATTAGTAAGTTTACGATTATGTTCTTCTTCTATCTTTTCAATTTTATTTTTACTTGCCATAACACTATATATACTAAACGAATCTAAAAAGATAAATAGTTTTTTGATTTTTTAAACCCTTATCGGTCAGAATGTTAGATTCGTTACATAAAAAGTGTAACGAAAACACCCTAAGTGTAACGAGTAGTGTAACGAGTTTTATCTTCTGTAAGTACTGCTTTTCCAATGTTTTTAACAATATTTTTTTGACTCGTTACACTTTTACACTTTTTTATGCCCATATTTTGTTTTTACAACACTAAAATATATTTTGACTGTATATATGCAAAAGTGTTGCAAATAACCCATTTATCATGGTAAGATATGGTATTTAATAATTAACTTAGGAGTTACACGATGAACGATAGACACTTAAACGAAATGAGAAAAGACTTTAACGAGTTTTTTAACACTATGAACGATAAGTATAAATCAACTTTTAAAATGCATACTGTTAGATACAGTGGTTCAAGGGCAGAGGTCAGTGAAGGATCTTTCAAGGTTGAGTTTGTAGTCGATGGTCAAAAATCTAAAGACGAACAGATTTTAGAATTGTATGCAAAAAGCGATAATCTAGATCTTACAAAAAAGTATGACCACCATAGATTAGGAACAATTAAATTACATTCATATCTTACTAAAGCGAGAAGTAACAAATATGTAATTGAAAGTTCTAATGGTAAAAAGTACAGAATTGATTATGTAGATGCGACAAGATATTTCGGAAACAAACCTACAAAGACAGAAGTTACTACAGTAGGCATGGACGGAAAACTTACTTTAACAGATAGAAAAGGGAGAGTAATCAATGAGTAATATTCAATGGAATGAAACTACTAATAATAGATTAAGTGATAATTTTAAAAAGTATTACAATGAACACTATAGTCAATTATTAGGTCACACAATTACAGAAATATTTTTTGATGCGACTCATGAAGATATTGAACCTTTTCCCGTTTTAATAACAAATTATAGAGGAAAAGAATATCAAGTGGCAGTTATGCGTGACCCTGAAGGAAATGGTGGGGGTCATCTTGACATTGTAAATTTAGAGGAGAATAAAAATGATTAGTAAATCTATGATGAAAAAATATTTTGATAGATGGACTGATAGTAGTTATAGCAACGATGTTATAACTACTAGTATCGGTTACAACTATATA